GGTATGATGCCATGGGCTGCATGCTGGAGTCCGACTGCACGACCCCGTAATTCTGACCTAACCCCCGGCGGATTAACCCCGCCGGGGCGTCTGCAACACACAATCAAGGAGGGAACATGTTCGGTTACGATAACAAGCACGTGGTGACCTGCCACGTTGGCGATCCGACCAAGGATATGGACCTGCTCATCTACCGCGCCCCGTGCAAGTGCGAGGTGATGGCGGCCTACATCGTGGACAACGTCGGTCTCGCTGCTGGCACAGAGAACTACTTTGAGGTGGCGCTTAAGAACGCCGGGACTTCCGGCACGGCGACCACGGCCATGGCTGCGGCTCTTGGCGGCACGCCCGCCAGCGGCACGGCCCCGGCCTGGACCGTCAACGTGCCGCAGACCTTTACCATCTCCGAGGGGACGCTGGCGTCTGGCGAGTGGGTCAAGGCGGACTATGACGAGACCGGCACGTGCGCCCAGAACATCACCATCGTTCTGGAAGTGGTGTACGGCGTGGCGGCCTAGCAACGGCAAAGGGGGCGGTGATGAGCCGCCCCCAAACACAAGGAGGATGTCTTGCGAATACTCTGGTCGTCGAATGCCCCATGGAGTTGCAGCGGATACGGTGTGCAGGCAAACCACATCATCCCGCGCTTTCAGGCGCTTGGGCACCATGTAGACATCTTTGCATGGTACGGCTTGCAGGGCGGGCGGCTGAACATGGGAGACAGCACCATTTATCCTGTAGGGCTTGACCCGTACGGCAACGACATTGTTGAGGCGCACGCCAAGCACGCCAAAGCGGACGTGGTCATCTCGCTGATGGACGCCTGGGTGTTGCGAGATCACGGCAAGAAGAAGATGCGGTGGATCCCCTACATGCCGGTGGACCAGGACCCCGTGCCGGCGGCGGTGCTGGAGGCCATCAAGGGCGCGTACAGGGTAGCATCGTACTCGCGTTGGGGCGAGAAGTTGCTGAACGAGGCCGGAGTCGAGAACACGTACATACCGCACGGGGTGGACACCACGGTATTCGCGCCGGGGGACAAGGCCGAGGCCCGCAAGAAGATGGGCATCGACGAGGACGCCTTTGTCATCGGCATGGTGGCGGCCAACAAGGGATACCCGGCACGCAAGGCGTTCCCGGAGAACCTTGCGGCGGTGAGCCTGTTCAAGAAGGCGCACCCGACGGCCAAGGTGCGGCTGTACATGCACACGCTGGAGACGACGGGCTTTGGCGGCGTGGATTTCAACGCGCTGCTTCAGAGCCTGGACTTTCAGAAAGAAGAGGTCGTGTTCTGCAACCAGTACGCCTACATCAACGGCATGCCGGAGTCGTACATGGCCATGGCCTACAACGCGATGGACGTGCTGCTTGCGGCCAGCATGAGCGAGGGGTTTGGCATCCCGCTGATCGAGGCGCAAGCCTGCGGGACGCCGGTCATTACGACCGACTTTTCGTCGATGCCGGAATTGGTGTTTTCGGGATACAAGGCGCAATGGTGCCAGAAGTTCTGGACGCCGCTCAATTCATGGATCGTGGTGCCGAGCATCCAGAGCATCGAGGCGGGGCTTCGCTGGGCCTACACGCACAGGGGCCGGGCCAATGTGGCCGAGAAGGCGCGAGAGGGTGCGCTGGCCTATGAGTGGGACACGATAGTAGAGCGGTACTGGAAGCCGTTCCTGGCGGAGATCGAGGCGGAGATCACGGCCGGCCACATCGCCGGGCCGCACACACACGACTGGTATCCGACGGGGTTGTACAACAGCGAGGGTGCGATCTGCGTACCCTGCCGGCACTGTGATGACGAGCTGGTGGCCGCGAAGGACGGCACGCGCACCGTTGTCAAGGACGGCTTCGCCCTGAAGGTGGATGGCAAGCCGCTGGACATTGAGGACGACCCCAAGGGCGGCGTTGCAAAGGTCGTGGGGCGTGAGGTGCAGAAGGCTTACGGCGGCGACACCATCCCGCTGCAGGCCGGTGACGTTGTGGTGGACGTCGGCGCCCAGGTCGGCGTCGTGTCCTGCTATCTCGCCAAGAAGCACCCAGGAATCAAGGTCCTGGCCTATGAGCCCATGCCCGAGAACTTTGCAAGGCTGGAGCGCAACATCAAAGCGAACGGCGTCGAGGCAGAGGTGACGGCGTTCAATCTGGCGGTGACGGGCGACGGCAGAGACCTGCGCTTGCTGGCGAATCCGGCCATGAACAGTGGCGGGGCGTCCGCATTCGTGGGCGAGGGGCAGGTAACGGTGACGTCCAAGTCCGTGACGCTGGCTCAGGTCTTTGAGGCCGTCGGCGCCGAACGCATCAAGCTCCTGAAGATCGACTGCGAGGGGGCTGAGTACGAGATCATCGGCGACGGGGCGCTATTGAGCCGCGTTGACTACCTGTCGGGCGAGTTTCACATGAACAAGCGGCTGACGGAGGCCGGCTACAGCTTCGAGAAGCTGACCGAGGTCTGCAAGGCGCACATCCCGGAAGACCACCTCCACATCACCCTACAGGTGATAACGTGAGACTGCAAAGCGTAGACGCGAGCCTGATCCCCGCGGACCTCGCGGCCTGGTATGCGCGGACGTATGCGCACGTGGGGCCGGGGCGATACCAGTCTCTGGCCTATCACGCCGGGCATGAGCAGGAGCGGCTGGCAAGGACGCTGGAGGTCCTTTCGGGCATCGAGGGGCGCGGGACGTGCCTGGAGGTGGGGTGCAGCGAGGGCATTATCACGCAGAAGCTCGCGCCGCTCTTCTGGCACGTGACGGCCATGGACATTAGCGAGCAGGCGCTGTCGGTCGCGCCTCTGCTGCCCAACGTGGAGTACCGCCGGGACGACATCGAGCGGTGCGAGGTGCCGGGCGATTTTGACGTGGCGCTGTTGTCTGACGTGCTGGAACACCTGCGAGACCCAAAGGCCGCCATCCGCAAGTGCGCGGAGCACAGCCGGTATCTGGTGGTGGCGGGGCCGACAACGGAGCCGCTGAACGAGGGGAACGCGTTCACGTTCACCATGATCGCGCAGCCGCAGAGGCCGGGGGACGGTACGGGCCACATCTGGTACATGGACAGAGATGGGCTGCTGTCGCTCTTTGACGGTCTGGTGGTGGAGAAGGTGATCCCCGGCGGGGCGCATCACACGGTGATACTGGCGAAAGGACTGCGGGCATGAGCCTGAGCATTCTGGTTTTTACGCGAGGGGACGCCTTCGCGCCGCCGTTTCTGGCCGACATGTGGGCGCTGTCGCGGTCGCTGGGCGCGGAACTGGTGATAGCAGGAGACGGTGACGCGGGCATGGCGCTGGCGCAACGGTTCGCGGATGTGGCGGTGCCGGTGCATTGCGACAGGATACAGGAGACGGAGATCGCGCGGGCGTCGGGCTTTTGCCGGGGCGAGTGGGTGCTGAAGCTGGACGATGACGACAGCCTGTCGCCCGCGTTGATCGACTTTCTGCGGCGCTACAACTGGCAGACGGCAGGGCCGAAAGCCTACGCATTCCCTTACGCATGGCTGTGGGGAGACCACAAGCACTTTATTACCAGCCCGCCGTTCTGGCCCGACCCGCATCCCCGGCTGATGGTCAAAGGGGAGATGGCGCGATGGCCGACGGGCGTGCATCAGAACCACCCGGCAAGCAGCGTGCTGATGCCGCTGGCGCTCTTGCACCACAAGTTCCTTGCCAAGACGTTGGACGAACGGCGCGAGGTGGCGGCGCGTTACGACTCGCTGCAACAGGGCGCGGGGACGGGCGAGCACTATGGCAAGTTCAGCCTGCCGGAACTGTACTGCGAGACGCTGACGGTGCGCGAGGTGGGCGACGGCAACGTGGGGCTGAACGAGTGGATAGGGACGGGGGAAACGGTGAGGTTGAGAGAATGATTTGCCTGCCGCATGGCGAGACCAACATCACGCTGCACTGCCAGAACCGTTGCGTGAGCTGCAACCACTTTATCCCGATACAGGAGCCGTTTCATGCCGACCCGGCGGGCATTGAGCGCGACCTGAACATGGCGGCGAAGGTTATGCACTTTGCCGTTTACAACACCGTGGGCGGTGAGCCGACGCTGCACCCTCAGATCGTGGACATCCTCGGCATCATCCGCAAGTCGGGCATTTGCGACCGGGTGGAGATAACCAGCAACGGGCAGAACTCCGACAGGTGGCCGGACGCGCTGTTCGAGTCAATCGACGACCTCATCGTGACGCCCTACAAGATCACGGACGCGGAGAAGCAGAGCATCGCCGACAGGTGCAAGCAGCACAGGGTGCATCTGGAGTGGCACTGGGTGGGCTTTACCTACGCGGCGTACAGGGAGCCGGACGTGCGGCGGGGCGAGGCGTTGTACCCCAACTGTTGGTACGCGGCTAACAGGAACGTCATCGATGACGGGTACTTTTACCGCTGCTGCATCGGGCGGTTCATTCCAGAGGTGCTGTTGGGCCTGCCGAGAGAGGATGACGCCATCGCGCTGGAAGGGCTGACCGAGGACGCGCTGGCGGCGTTCCTGCGGCGTCCGACCGTGCCGGCGGCCTGCAATGTGTGCGGCTCGAACAACGCCCGGTGGCTGGGCTGGCAGGAGCAGCCGGACAAGACCCGGTGGCTGCAAGAGAGTTTACAGGACTAGGAGGCAAGCATGTCGGACCAGATGATGCGCGGCGGCGCGGACTTTTCGGTAAGCGACTTTCCCAACCAGACCGTCAAGAGCGGTGAGGTGATCGTGGGAACGGTCAGCGCGGCGTTCCCGTCGGTGGCGGTGCGGAGCGTGATGCTGAAGGCGGCCAAGGGCAACGCCGGCACGGTATACATCGGCGTGGGCGGGACCACGGTGACGGCAAGTGACGGAACGGTGGACGCTACCACGGGCTTTCAGATGGTGGCCGGGGACATCACGCCGGTCTTTACCATCGACAACCTGTCGAAGCTGGGGGGCATCGCTAGCGCAGACGGGCAGATCGTGACGTATCTGGCGACGCTGTAGGGGAGGGGCCATGGCAGTACGGACCGGCATGGCGAATACCGTCACGCGGCTGCGGGGCATGACCAACGCTGGGACAGCCGACTTTACCGTGGGCGCGGTGTCGTGGTTCAGCGACAGCCAACTTCAGCAGATACTGGACACGCACCGGGTAGACGTGTACCGCGAGCCGCTGACGGACCAGGTGACGTACGACAGCGGCGGAACGGCGCGGTACTATAACTATTACTTTGCGCCCGGAGAGTACGAGGAGGGGACGGCGGCCTTTATCGTGGCCACGGCGCGGGGCAGCGCGTTGGCTGGGACGGTGATGAGCATCGACTACCAGGCCGGACACATCTCGTTCGGCACGGTGAGCCAGGGCGGGACGGCGTACTACCTGACGGCGCGGCGATACGACATCAACGCGGCGGCGGCGGACGTGTGGCGGCAGAAGGCGGCGGCGGTGGCCTGCCGGTATGACTTTGCATCGGATGGGCAGAGCATGCACAGGAGCCAGATGTACGCGCAGTTCATGCAGATGGCGGCGATCTATGACGCGCAGGCCGAGCCGCTGCGGGTGACCATGGTGCGGAGCGACAACTGATGGACTGCACGCAACTGACCGACGCGGAACTGGCGGCCATGCGGGACGCCATGCTGCCCATGTTCCAGGACGAGTGCGTCATCTCGCGGCTGTCTTCCGTGGCCGACGGGCAGGGAGGCTACACGCAGGCCTTCGCGGCCATCGGCACGGCGGACTGCCGCATCGTGGCCAAGACCGGCACGGAGCGGCTGCTGGCGGCGCAGAACAATCCCATCGGCAACTACACGTTGAGCGTGCCGTACGACACGACCATCGCCGTAGCCGACAGGGTGACGGTGAACAGCGACAACTACAGAGTCGTGTTCGTGGATGACGTGAACGAGCTGCGGGCGCTGACGAGATGCGACCTGAACCTGGAGGTGTCGTAATGGCAGCCATCGCCAGCGTGACGGTTGACACCAGCGGGCTGAAGCGCATCGCCGGAGAGCTGGACCCCAGGGCGCAGAAGATCATTGCCAAGACCGCGCTTGACGTGGAGGACAGGGCGAAACGGGGCGCACCCGTGGACACCGGGGCGCTGAAGGCCAGCATCTACAGCGCCGGCGCGGGGCTACGGTCCAAGTACACCGTGTCGCAGATCATCGCCAAGGGGCTGAACCCGTCGGCCACGTTCAACGCCAGAGAGGACGGCGGCGATTTGACGGCGATAGTCGGGGCCAGCGTGGAGTATGCCATCTATCAAGAGTTCGGCACCAAGGCCATGCAGGCGCACCCGTTCCTGATACCGGCTCTGGAGACCATGCGCAAGCCGTTCCTTGACGCCTGGAAGGAGCTGACCAAGTGAACGCAGTATCGGCTGGCATCTTCGACCATCTGAAGGGCGGGACGGCCCTGCTGTCGCTGCTTGCGGGCGGAACGGCAGGGACGGCGGTTTATGAAGACCACGCGCCGGACGGGGCAAGTCTGCCCTATGTGGTCTTTGGGCATCATTCCGGCGTGTGGGACTATACCATGGGCATGAGCCGGTTTGCTGACGTGCTGTACCAGGTGAAGGCGGTCAGCGGGTCTGAGTACCCAAAGGAGGCAAGCGCCATTGATGCACAGATAGACTCGCGGCTGAACAACGCCGCCATCACGGTATCGGGGTACGGGGTGCTGGCATGCACGCGGGAGACCGACGTTGCGTACACGGAACTGACAGCAGACCAGACATTCTGGCATATTGGCGCACTCTACAGGGTGGAACTACAGAAGACATAGGAGGTTGCCATGGGAACTGCTCTCCACGGGAAGGACGGCTCGGTCAAGGTTGGCGGAAGCGCGGTGGCGCTGGTGGACTCTTGGGATCTGACGCTGGACGTGGGGGATCTGGACGTGACCAGCGTTGGCGACACGTGGCAGGCGTTGCAGGCCGGCGGAGGCTTGCGCAAGGTATCGGGATCTATCAAGGTGAAGCACGCCGTGGACGACACGGATGGGCAGGATGTGCTGATGAACAACGCCATCGGCGGGACGGCGGTGGGGCTGACGCTGTACGAGTCCGGCACGACCAGCTATTGGGGCGGGACGGCGATGGTGCATCCGAGCATCTCGGTCCCGGCGGGTGATAAGCAGTCGGCGACGTACAGCTTTACCAGCACCGGGGCATGGACTCACACCGGCTAGAAAGGAGAGGGAATGAAATCCAGAGCAGAGATACTGGCGCTGGATGACCGGCCCACGGAGACCATGTTCGTGCCTGAATGGGACACGGACCTGGAGCTTCGTGGGCTGACGCTGGCGCAACTGGCGAACGTGCAGGAACGGGCCAAGCGCGACGGTGAGACAGACGGGATACGGGCGACCGTGTTCACGTTCATTGAGGGCGTGGTAGAGCCGCGTTTCGACATTGGGGACTATGACCAGTTGCGGAACAAGGCGGCGGGCGTGGTGAACCGGGTCGGTTCGCGCATCATGGAACTGTCGGGCATGGGCGAAGGGGCGGTGGACAAGGCAACAAAAAACTCCGAGCCGACCCAGGAAGGCGCTTCCGCCACAGGCTAGCGCGAGACCTGGGTCGGACCGTTGCTGAACTTGGCGCAATGAGCGGGTCCGAGTACACTGATTGGATAGCG